GTGGGTTATTGTTTCAATACTTTACTTTGAAGAGTTTGTGAAAAGAACTTTAATTGGTGTATACTATATGTGGCAGAAGTTTGATTACTGGAACTTTAATAGGAAACTACCTAAATGACTGAACTTAAAGACTGGTTAAATTCTATTAACTTCAATAAGAACGATCTTATTGAGGAAGATCCATCTGCAATTAAAGACTATCCTCCTTATATTATTAATCGTTGTTTATCAGGAAACCTAGATTGTATTATGTTTGCTAACGAAATGAATAAATATTCTTTCCTAGATAAAGATATGCAATATTCTTTTTATCTAAATACACTTAGGAAAAAGAAAAGATTTAGTCCCTGGCTCCGTAAGGATAAAGTCACAGACCTCGAAATCATCAAACAATACTATGGTTATAGTAATGAAAAGGCATCTAATGCCCTCAAGATATTAACCCCCGACCAAATTAATTACATTAAACAACGACTTGATACTGGAGGAATGAAATGACTACTTCGACGCAGGAGCCTGAAGTAAAATGGTCGCAAGACCAGATGGTGGAAGTGCTTCTTAATGAACCTGATGATTTTTTAAAGGTTCGTGAGACTTTAACAAGAATTGGTGTAGCATCTAGAAAGGAAAAGAAATTATATCAGTCCTGCCATATTCTACACAAGCAGGGAAGATATTATATCGTGCATTTTAAGGAGCTATTTGCCCTTGATGGAAAACACGCTAACCTTACTTCTAACGACGTTCAGCGTCGGAATCGTATTGCTCGTCTCTTGGCTGATTGGGGTCTCATATCTGTAGTAAAACCAGAATCAGTTGAGGATATTGCTCCACTCAATCAAATAAAGGTTCTTGCATACAAGGATAAGGGAGATTGGATATTAGAACAAAAATATAATATCGGTAAGAAGGGAAAGACCCAAGAAACCGAATAAAAAAGTAGGGGATACAACATCCCCTTTTTTTGTTGTTTATGGTTAAATAGTATTGTACGCCGTAAGGGTACGCAATTCACACTCGCTTTATAAGGAGAACCATGAACAATCTAGCAAGATACCACGCTGCAAATCTTCCTGAATTATTTGACAGGATAACAAAGAACAGTATTGGAATGGATGATTATCTCAATAGATTTTGGGATGACACATCAACTACTTCCAATTATCCACCATACAATTTGATACAACTTAATAATCATGAGTCGAAACTCGAAATCGCCCTTGCGGGATTTAAGAAAAATGAAATCAAAGTCTATACGGAGTTTGGAAAACTATATGTGGAAGGCATCAAAGAAGATAAAGAACCAGTGGGAGAAGTCGTCCATAGAGGACTTGCACAAAGGTCATTCTCTAAGGTCTGGACTATCTCCGATGATACAGAGATACGACAAGTCAGCTTTGCCGATGGACTCCTCACCGTGGATTTAGGAAAGGTAGTTCCTGAGCATCATGCTCGTAAGGATTATCTCTAAATACAAATGAGTTCGAGATGGATCAAGCACCCTTTGACAGGGTGCTTTTTCTTTGCTATACTTATACGAGGTAAATAAAAGTTATGACTGTTAAATTAGTCCTACTAAAATCTGGAGAAGATATCATTGCTGATGTTTCAGAAATGGTAGTTGGGGATGAGAATAACGAAGAAAATCCACCAAGGGTTATTGGGTATTATCTTAATAGACCTTGTGTTATTAAAATGCAAGATGCAAGAAATCTTCCCGAATTGACAAAAGGTAATGAACAGAAGCAGGGATATTCAGTATCTCTTTTCCCTTGGATGCCACTCTCTAAAGAAGATAAGATTCCAATTCCAGCAGATTGGATGATTACGATGGTAGAACCAGTAGAAAAATTAGCACAAATGTATGATGAGGACATTGTAAAAAATGGAAAAGACAATCAAAGTGATAGCACTGACGACGACACAACAGATTCTGATCAGTCAGATTGATGAAGTTGCAGCAGCAATTCCTGGAGAACCTGATTGCCAATTAGTTAAACCTTTTTGGATTGATACACAATCTGGTACTACAGTTTTATCTCCTTTCTTGACTGGCATCACAAAGGATGATACATTTATGATGAGTTCTGACAAGATTCTTACTCTTGCAGATCCAACACCTACTCTACTTGAAAAATATCAAGATATTATTAAAGAATGAAATTCTACACCAATGTCCAACTAATCGGTAACCAGTTTTTGGTACGAGGAGTTGAGAATGGGAAGAGATATGAGCATAGGGATGAATTTTTTCCCACATTATTTGTCAAATCTAAAAAGAATCTTAAGACTAAATATAAAACGTTAGGTGGAGAATCAGTTGAAGAAATTAAACCAGGCACCGTTAGAGAATGTCGTGACTTCTATAAGAAGTACGAGGATGTGGAGGGATTTGAGATATATGGGAATGATCGGTATATTTACCAATATATTTCAGAGAAATACCCAGATGATGAGATCAAGTTTGACATATCTAAGATTAAACTTGTTACTCTGGATATTGAAGTTGCGTCTGAGCAAGGTTTCCCTGATGTGGAATCGTGCGTCGAAGAGATTCTGGCAATCACAATACAGGACTATACAACTAAGCAGATCGTTACTTGGGGAAGTAAACCCTTTGAGAATAATAGGAAGGATGTAACATATTTTCATTGTCCTACTGAACATGCACTTTTAAGTTCCTTTATTAATTACTGGATGCAAGATGTTCCAGATGTAATTACTGGATGGAATATACAACTATATGATATACCTTACATATGTAAACGTCTGAGAAGAGTTCTTGGTGAGAAGTTGATGAAGAGGATGTCACCTTGGGGATTGTGTAGTGAAGGTGAAGTTCATATTATGGGACGTACTCATACTACATTTGATGTTGGTGGTGTTTGTCAGTTAGATTACTTAGACTTATATAAGAAGTTTACTTATAAAGCACAAGAGTCATATAGGTTGGATTATATTGCTAGTGTAGAACTAGGGCAGAAGAAGCTAGACCACAGTGAGTTTGATACCTTTAAGGATTTCTATACGAAGGGTTGGCAGAAGTTTATTGAGTATAACATTATTGACGTGGAACTTGTTGACCGTTTGGAAGACAAGATGAAACTGATTGAGTTGGCATTGACTATGGCATATGATGCTAAAGTTAATTACAATGATGTGTTCTATCAGGTGCGGATGTGGGATACGATAATTTATAACTATTTAAAAAAGAGGAATATAGTTATTCCTCCTAAGAATAGATCAGCAAAAAACGAAAAGTACGCAGGGGCTTATGTCAAGGAACCGAAACCAGGAAAGTATGATTGGGTGGTCTCTTTTGACCTTAATAGTTTGTATCCTCATCTTATTATGCAGTACAATATCAGTCCAGAGACCATCAGGGAAACTAGACATCCCAGTGCGAGCGTTGAAAGGATCTTAAATGAGGAGATAGATGATTTTGATAGTGAGTATGCAACGTGTGCAAATGGAGCACAGTATAGAAAGGATGTAAGAGGATTTCTTCCAGAGTTGATGGATAAGATGTATGGAGATCGTGTGGTCTTCAAGAAGAAGATGATACAAGCAAAGAAAGATTATGAAAAAGCACCATCAGTCGCCCTCACAAAAGAAATCGCCAGATGTAACAACATCCAAATGGCAAAGAAGATATCACTTAACAGTGCTTATGGTGCTATTGGCAATCAGTATTTTCGATATTACAAATTGGCTAACGCTGAAGCCATTACCCTGAGTGGACAAGTTTCTATTCGGTGGATAGAGAATAAGATGAATAGAAAATTTAATAATATTTTTAATACCGAGGAGGTTGATTATGTTATTGCTTCAGATACTGATTCCATCTATCTTAATTTGGGGCCTTTGGTTGAAGCTGTATACAAGGGCAGAGAGAAAACTAATGAGAGCGTTGTTGGGTTCCTTAACAAGGTGTGTGAAACTCAATTTGAGCCTTTTATTGAGGGTGCTTATGAAGAACTGGCCAAGTACGTAAGTGCTTATGATCAAAAGATGTTCATGAAACGTGAGAACATTGCTGAACGTGGTATATGGACTGCCAAGAAAAGATATATCTTAAATGTGTGGGATAGTGAGGGTGTTCGATATGATGAACCCAAACTCAAGATGATGGGTATTGAGGCAGTTAAATCTTCAACACCTGCACCTTGTCGTACCATGATTAAGGATGGACTCAAGATAATGATGAATGGAACTGAGGATGAAGTAATTGATTATATTGATGATTGTCGTAAGAAATTTAAGTTACTTCCTCCAGAAGATATTGCATTTCCTCGTACAGCATCTAATGTTCAAAAATATAAAGCATCCTCCACAATATATGCAAAAGGAACTCCTATACATATACGTGGTGCTCTTCTTTTTAATCACTATGTGAGTAAGAAAAAGTTGACTAATAAGTATTCACTTATTGGTAATGGAGAAAAAGTCAAGTTCATTTATCTGAAAAAACCAAATATAATCCAAGAGAACGTAGTTTCCTTTATTCAAGATTTCCCTACAGAACTTGGACTTGACAAATATATTGATTATGACTTACAATTTGAGAAGAGTTTCGTAGAACCACTGAAAGCCATCCTTGATGCGATAGGATGGAACGTGGAAAAAACTGTAAACTTAGAACTATTCTTTTCCTAATGGAATTACCTATTAATCAACAAGATTTGAAAACAATAGTAAATGCTCTTGCATTGGGAGGTGATACTAGGTTATATCATCTTTTGAGAGGATATATTGTTACTGAGGAATATCAGATGGATGGTAATGTGATAACAGGAGAATTTAAACCAGATGGTACTCAGTTCTTCTCAGAGTCTGATGACTATCACTGCAAACATAATGATTGTGACATTTAATGGAGTTTTTGAAAGAAATTGTAAAAGAGATTGGTGACGAATACACCCAAGTCGCAGCAGATATCCAAGACACCGAAAGATACATCGACACAGGTTCATACATCTTTAATGGATTGGTTTCGGGTTCCATTTATGGTGGGGTATCTAGCAATCGTATTACTGCCATCGCTGGTGAAAGCAGTACTGGGAAGACTTTTTTCTCGCTCGCTGTGGTTAAAAACTTCCTTGATAATAATCCTGATGGTTATTGTCTCTATTTTGATACTGAAGCCGCAGTTAATAAAGGATTACTTGAGTCTCGTGGGGTTGATTTAAATCGTACTGTTGTTGTTAATGTTGTTACGATTGAGGAGTTCCGTACTAAGGCACTTAAGGCAGTTGATAAATATCTTCAAATGCCCATAGAGGATCGCAAACCGTGCATGTTTGTGTTAGATTCACTGGGTATGCTCTCCACAGAAAAGGAAATCAGAGACGCACTAGATGACAAGCAAGTGCGTGATATGACCAAATCTCAATTGGTGAAGGGAGCATTTAGAATGTTAACCTTAAAACTTGGCCAAGCGAATGTTCCACTCATTGTCACGAATCACACGTATGATGTCATCGGAGCTTATGTTCCAACTAAAGAAATGGGAGGAGGTTCGGGACTCAAGTACGCAGCTAGTACAATCATATATCTCAGCAAGAAAAAAGAAAAGGATGGTAAAGAAGTCATCGGAAACATTATCAAAGCAAAGACTCACAAATCACGTTTAAGTAAGGAGAATAAGACTGTTGAAATACGTTTATTTTATGATGATCGTGGTCTTGACCGTTACTATGGTCTATTGGAACTGGGTGAGATTGGGGGACTCTGGAAGAATGTCGCAGGAAGATATGAGATTGGAGGCAAAAAGATATACGCAAAACAGATCCTTTCTGAACCAGACACCTACTTTACTGATGATGTCATGCAAGCCCTTGATGAGATAGCACAAAAGGAATTTAGTTATGGAGAAGGTTGAGTTTCTAATTCTTAGAAACCTTTTATATAATGAGGAGTATGTTCGCAAAGTAATTCCTTTTCTTAAGGCAGAATACTTTGAGGACTTCAATCAAAAGGTTGTATTTGAAGAGATTTTAAATTTTGTTGAAGAGTACAACACACCTGCTACAAAAGAAGTTCTTTGTATTGAGACGGAGAAACGTCAAGATATAAATGATTCTTCTTTTAAAGAAATTACTGATTTAATAGGATCTTTAGAAGAATCTCCTGCAGAATTTAATTGGTTAGTCGAAACCACTGAGAAATGGTGTCGAGATCGTGCTATATATTTGGCACTGATGGAATCAATTCAGTTAGCAGATGGAAAAGATGAATCCAAAGGAAGGGATGCTATTCCTACTATTCTCTCTGATGCTCTTTCTGTTTCTTTTGATACTAATGTAGGACATGATTACTTAACAGACTACGAAGAACGATATGAGTCGTACCATAGGAAAGAAGACAAGATACCGTTCGACCTCGAATACTTTGACAAGATTACGAAAGGAGGTCTTCCGAATAAAACTCTCAACATTGCTCTTGCTGGCACAGGGGTTGGAAAGTCTCTTTTCATGTGTCATGTGGCTAGCAGTGTCCTCCTCCAAGGGAAGAACGTCCTCTACATCACTCTCGAAATGGCAGAGGAAAAGATTGCGGAGAGGATCGATGCTAATCTACTTAATGTCGCAATACAAAATATAACTGATCTTCCTAAGCAGATGTTTGAGAGTAAGGTAACAAAACTTGCTCAGAAAACCAAAGGAACATTGATTGTCAAAGAGTATCCTACTGCATCTGCACACAGTGGACACTTTAAGGCATTGCTTCAGGAACTTGCATTAAAGAAATCGTTTAGACCTGATATAATATTCATTGACTATTTAAATATATGTGCATCCAGCAGGTATCGTGGTAATTCAAATGTCAACTCTTACTCTTACATCAAGGCGATTGCGGAAGAACTTCGTGGTCTGGCTGTGGAAGCAAATCTCCCGATTGTTAGTGCTACTCAAACTACTCGTTCTGGTTACGGTTCTAGTGATGTTGATCTTACTGACACGTCAGAATCTTTCGGACTCCCTGCTACTGCTGACCTTATGTTCGCTCTCATATCTACTGAGGAGTTGGAAGCATTAAATCAAATAATGGTAAAGCAGTTAAAGAATAGGTACAATGATCCTACTGTTAGGAAGCGTTTTGTGGTTGGTATTGATAGGGCAAAGATGAGATTATATGATTGTGAACAAACAGCACAGGAGGATATAGTTGACAATGGAGGAGGAGAAGACTATAATG